GTTGGTGTAGAAGACGTTATTAAACGCAAGGCCGAGACAGAGGATGAAACTCCCCTTGAGCGTAAGGCAGCAACAGAGCGTATCAGATTACTCTCTAAGGCTAAGTTAGATGATAGCGTTAAGCAGGGTAACTTATTAGATGTATTTAGTGGTGATGGCCCTATACAAGCGATTAACGCTAATGAAGCTAAATGTGTTGGGGCTTTAATACGTGAAGACTATCTAACCGCTTCTGCATACGCAGGCATTAATGCAACAGATAATGAGGCAGGTAAGTATTACTTAGTCCAATCGCAAACAAAGAAATTACAAGAACTTACGTAATACTACTTAACTCATACGACAACAAGAGGTACTAAAAAGTGACGCAACAATTTTTATACCCTGGTGGCGTTTTACCTGCAATTGGCGCACCCCCGCCAAGTATGTCAGACATAGCTAACAGTAATTTTACTGAATTATTTGGTAGCTTAGTGTTAGCGGGCGCAGCCACCCTAGATTTTGGTTCTGGGGCTATGGCTGCGTCAATAGTAGTTACCGGAGTTAATAAGGTGTTGGCGACTAGCGTAGTCAGTGCCTTCACTAGAATAGAAGCCACCCCTCAACATAGCGTAGATGAGCTAATTGTTGACCCAATTAGGGTAGTTGCACACTCATTAGTTGTAGGCACAGGTTTTACTATTACAGGTAGAATGGACAACGCCCCAGCGAATGGTACTTACAAAATAGATTGGTTAGTTAATTAGGAGCTATAAAAATGGCAGTAGAGATTAAATCAGGCGATAGCACAGATATTGCCTCAGTTCACCCAACCGCTAAGGCAATGCACGTCATTAACTTTTCAAGTGACGGGCATGAGGGCATTCATTCTTTTCCCGCAATTGTACCAACTAACAATGCCACGCAGCTAAATGAGTTTGTCTTGCCAAGCCTTGATTCGGAGGAATATAAGTTTATCTCCATTCAGCTTGTAGGCATCTGGGTTGGTACGGTCACTTTTGAGGGTTCAAACGACAACACTACTTTCTACCCTATTGCAACGACGGACCCTAGTGCCAACGCAACGGGCCAAATTACGGCAACGGTCAATCGCGTTGTTAAGGTTCCTGTTCTTACGAAGCACATTAGGGCGCGAGTTTCTGCTTACACGTCTGGAACAATCTCAGCGGTTGCTTACGGTCACAGAGATGAAAACTCATCTGGTTTAATTAGCACATTGGGCAATGTTACGCTAACCGCTGAAACCACAAAGAAAATAGGTAACGTTGGTTTAGTTAGTGATGACACCCCTAGTTACCAGAAGTTTATTTCAGGTACGGGCTTAAACGCCACACCAGTTAAAGCGTCACCCGCTAAACTAACTATATTGAACATTGTAAACGGGGCAGCAACACTACGTTATTTTAAGTTGTATAATAAAGCCTCCGCTCCAACAGTGGGTACTGATGTGCCTTTAATAACCATTACGCTACCAACAGGGGCAAGTAACTTTACCTTACCAGCTTTCATCGGTATTGATTTTTCTGTAGGGCTGTCCTTTGCATGCACGTTGGGAGTGGCTGACAGCGACACTACGCCATTTACTGTGGTAGGCGAAGTTACAGCGATGCTTGCCTATAGCTAACCTTAAATAGCAGTATTTTTAATTTAATGCTAGTATAAACCTTTAACCCCTACGACAAACGAGGCACTAAAAATGCAAACAGCAAATTATAACCATAACGACTTCGCCAATACCTCCGAAGCAGATAAAGGGCTTTTGGTTAAGTACTTTTATAAAGAGCGGCCCGACTCCGCAGCGTCAGCAGAAAACGGCTACCCGACGTTTAAAGAAGTACCGTACATTGAAATCCGCATTCCAGGTCAAAGAGACGCGCAAGCGTGTCGCCCCGCCTCTGAAGCGGATAACCAACGCTTTCCCGCTCACTACAAAGCGTTTTTAGACCGCGTAGAGGCGCCAATAGAAGGCATGCCGTTAGCTGAGTGGCCGCAGGTCACCCGGTCTCAGGTTGAAGCCTTAGCGTTTAACAGCATTAAAACAGTAGAGCAGCTAGCCGCCGTAAGCGACACTAATATTAGTGGTTTTATGGGCGGGTACGGCTTAAAAGCTAAAGCTCAAAAATGGCTAGAGATGAACAGCGCTGAAACAGTAGACCGCGAAAAAGAAGAAATGCGCGAGACTATTGCTGATATGCAGGCGCAGATAGCCGAGCTTTTGGCGGGCGGAGTTGTCGCAGTTGAAGACTGTGATACTGATGAGCCTGACATGACGAAAGCCGAAGTCCTAGAAACAGCAGAAAAAGCTTTTGCAGGTCAAGTTGAAGCATCAGCTAACGACGTAGCCGACGCAGTAATGACTAAACCTAAACGTAAATCACGCCGCAAACCGGCACCAGTCGAGTAGAGGTTTTAAATGGCGCTAAACACCACTATTACCGTAAATGAAATACTTAACCGCGTAGCTGCGGAAGTGGGTATAGCGCCTATTGAAGCGCCTTTTGACTCTACTGACCCTGTTTTTGTCCAAATGCGGTACTTGCTTAACACTGCAGGTGAAGAACTAACCCAAGCGTACCCTTGGGAGCTATTAGTCCGCTCTCATACGATAAACATGACTGCGGGCGACACGAATACTGACTATGATATGCCAAGTGATTTCGGGTATATTTTAAACGATACTGAGTGGGACACTACTAGTCGGGTTCCTATGGGCGGGCCGTTATCTGCCCAAGAGTGGACGTACTTAAAAGGCCGTGACCTATCATCTACTACGTTGTACGCCAGCTTTAGGATTGCACAAGGTAAGTTCAACGTATACCCAGAAACGCCTGCTACAGACGCAGTACTGTCGTTTGAATACATATCAAGCAGTTGGGTGTTAGACACAGCAGAAGACCCTGTAGTGTATAAACAAGGAGTTACGCTGGCCAGTGATAAACCGCTTTTTGATAAAACGTTAATCACCCGCGCGTTAAAAGTTAAGTACCTTGAGTCAGCAGGTTTTGACACAACTAAAGCGCAAGCTGATTACAACCAGATATTCGCCTTTTTAACCGGCACAGAAAAAGGTGCACGCATCATTAATGCGGGCGGCAGACGCAGCGGTGTACGGTTGCTAAATGCGTGGAACACCCCAAATACTGGTTTTGGCGGTGGTACGCCTGCATGATAGGTTCCGCTGCCAGAAGTAGAAGCTTAGTTAAAGCCCAAAAGCAAAGCAGCAAAGTATTTCGCTACCCTGCACCGCTGGGTGGTATTGATGTGCGTAGATCAATTGGTGAAGGTGATCTTAATACTTGTGTGTACACGTATAACCTAAGCCCTTTTGAAGCTGGTATGCGAGTTCGCAAAGGTTTCCGTGAGTGGCAGGAAACATTAAGCGACGGCAGCAGTATTAACACGATGATACCGTTTACGTCGTCTAGTTCTGATGCGCTAACTAACCAGCTTTTTGCAGTGACTCGCGAAGGTATATGGGACACCACAGATTATAACGCGACCCCGGTACTAAAACTTGCTTTTTCAGATACAAACGTAAAAGCCGGGTACGGTACGTATGCACACTACATTACCGATGCGGGCGTAGACATATTATTTTACGCGGATTCTAGGAACGGACTTTTTCAGTACGACCCTGGAACTGACGTATGGGCAATAGCAACAGGTATAACTGGCCCTGTTATTTCAAACATACGTTTTATCGTTGTCCATAAAACCCGCATTTGGCTTATTGAAGAAAGTTCGACCACAGCTTGGTACTTAGGTGTTGGTAGCATAACTGGCGCCGCAACAGCTTTCTATTTTGGCTCTAAATTTAAACACGGTGGCGCGTTACAAGGGCTGTTTAACTGGACGGTTGATGGCGGCGCAGGTGTCGATGATATTTTTGTCGCAGTAAGTAAAGCAGGCGACGTTGTAATTTATGAAGGTTCAGACCCGACAACTTCTGATTGGCGGTTGCGCGGGAACTACTTTATTGGTGAAGTGCCTAACACCCCACGTTTTGGTAGCGAACAAGGTGGAGAGTTATACCTACTGTCGTCTTTTGGCGTTATCAGTATGAACGATCTACTACAGGGGGTAGACACTAACGTACTCCGCGCAGGTGCAGACGCTAGCAGCATATCACTAAAAATAGCGGGGCTGTTACGCACCTATATGCAAGAGTCTCTTAACCTCGAAGGGTGGAACGTAGCAACTATACCCAGCGAGGGGGGTTTGTTAATTTCCGTCCCGGCGGTAGGCAGCGCCGCGCGAATACAGTTTTATTACAACCTGGCTACGGCTAGTTGGGGTTTGTGGCGGGGGCTACCACTAAACAGCTTTACTGAGTTCCAAGACAGCGTGTTTTTTGGCTCTACAGACGGGCGCGTTTGTAGTATGGACGTTGGCGTAGACAACTTACTGCTAGCCCCGATAGACCCTTTAGCTAATGGTGACCCCATACACTTTTCTATTTTAACTAGTTACTCATCATTAGATTCACCTGCTATCTACAAGCGGCCTAAGCTAGTACGCCCTGATTTTTTAGCTACGTTAAAGCCTACACACAGCACACAGGTACGCTATGATTTTGATGTAAACGAGGCTATAGACTTTCAGTTAAACGCGGGCGACGCGCGCGCAAGCGGTACTTGGGATAACGGTACGTGGGATTTGGCGGTTTGGGGTTCTGACGCACCATCTTCATTCCCTACAATCGGTGGTACATGGGGGTATGGGCGCTATTTAGCCATAGCTACTGTGGGTGAGTCACGTACAGACACCCGCCTTATCGGTTGGGATTTAATCTACGACGTTGGCGGGCCGATGTTATAATGGACGTTCAATATAGACCTTTTAATGGCACGTTTGATTGGGGGTGGGTAAACACCCAAGTCCCAATTCAACGCGTCGAAGATACTTCTGGGATAGTAGCCGTTGACATGGACACTAATAGTACAGTTGGCGCGTGTATAATGGACAACTTCACTAACAACAGTGTTCAGTGCCATTTTATGTTAACGCACCCGATGTTGTTAAAACACGGCTTTTTA